AGATTAACACCCCCAGAACAAATAATCCTGGTGCCGTAGGTTACGAAACCTTGCATCACCTCTCGTCTATCGGGGATGAGTTCAGAAAAGGTGGATTATACCAAGAACAAGAAAGTGGTGATGATAATTTAGAAGAAAGACAATTATTTGAGGTAAAACACGAAATAAAGAAACTAATTACAGAACTAGATAATAGCGGACTAGGGGATACAGATGACGAGAAGAAGGCATAATAAAAAACGAAATACTGCTTTTCTATATGAAGCACTAATACGAGAAATGACCAAGGCAGTTGTATCTAAAGACGATACAATCAAAACAAGTGTTGTGCAATTATTAAAAGAATTTTTTGCACCCAACTCTGTGTTGTCGAAGGAGCTTGCGTTATATCACACATTATCGGACACAGATGATCTGGATCCAATAACCGCAGAAAAATTAGTTTATCAAGTACGAGAAGCTCATTCGGCGCTAGATAAAAAAGATATTTATAATGCTCAAAGTCACCTGATTAAAAGAATAAATACACAATTGTCAACAGGGGTATATAATAATTTTGTACCAAACTATAAAAGCATAGCTACTCTATCACAGCTTTTCGGCTCCAACGAAGATGTGCACGACATTAAAAGAGGCGTTATTCTAGAACAGCAGATCATTACTAGTCTAACAAATAAAAACAATTCATCGATAGAGTCGGAACTGAAGCCAATTGATAATTTGGTTTTCACAACATTTGTTTCTAAATTTAATGATACATATTCCGAAGGATTGCTGCGCGAACAAAAAGAACTATTAAATAGATATATTCTGTCCTTTACGGATAATGGTATCGATGTAAAAATATATTTAAATGAAGAAATATCACGGCTACAAAATGCACTAGTATCTGCTCTGGGTACCAAAGAAATAAGCTCAGATGATAATATGAAAGAATCCGTCACATCGGTTCTTGTAATGATCGAAGAATTTAAAACAAGTCCCGTAGACAAGGAGCTTGTAGAAAAAGTTTTGAAGATTCAAAATGTAGTGCACGAGATTGAAGCATAATGTCTATTAAAGTTACCATACCTCGCATTAAAGCCAAGATAGGTATCAAACAAGATATCACCCTAGAGGTCAGAAAAACACTCGGTAATCAACTAGTTGTATTTGACCATCCAGATGTTGATATTGTAATATACCCAGAAAGTAAAAAAATACTTGCTCTTGCCAAAGACGTAACAAGCGAAGAAGTGTATGACACACAAGATAGGCTGTTTTTACTTTTGAGAAAAGAGGGGCTCATTGAACCAGAAAGCGTTAAGTCGGGATTTGTATATGGATCAATGGAGGCACAAATGTTTTTAAACGAAGAATATGATATGGTTCAAGCTGCTCTATACGGCATAGATAAGTTTATTAAAGAAGAAGCGCCGTACTTTGAACACATTGAAGAATTTGAGCGTGCCGTCGATGATTACATTACAGAGCCCGCAGACGAAGATAGTACCCCGCTCGGTGAAGTCCCGCAAGAGCCTACGAAGGGCTCAATCAGACCCGGCTGGATTCGAGGTCCATACGGCATGAGCATTATGCACAGGACATGATATGGACCTCTTATATTTTGTGCTTGCCTCTTATGGCTTGACACAGATTTTAGTATATGGAACAATATTTAATTCCGTTAGACCAGTAAAGGGAAAACTAGGAGAATTATTTCATTGTCCAATGTGCCTCGGCTTTTGGGTCGGGGCATTTTTATTTGGAATTAATGGGTACACAGAACTATTTACATTCGAGTATACTTTCGCTAATCTTTTTATTTTAGGGTGGCTGTCGTCAGGAACGTCATATATCCTAAGTATGATATTTTGTGACAATGGTATACAGATAGGAGTAAACAATGGGCAACTGGACAAGTAGATGGATGCTTCAACCTGTTAGACGGTGTTGTAAGGGTTCTTAGATCCCGCAGGTTGCGCCTGCATATGGAAAACTAAAATGAGTAAATTATTATTAACAGAATATTATGAACTATGTCCCAACGGGAAGTGCGATGATCTTCTGACAGAAGAAGAAAAAAGAATGGTTCGTGAAGATAATGCTATGTTTTTAACTGGTGTTATGCAAAGATGTAACCATCTCAATGGCAATGGTCGTGTCTATAGCCGCCCCATTTTAGAACGGGAAGTGGATAATTATGGCAAGCTTGTTCGTGAAAGACGTGCGCTAGGCGAGCTTGATCATCCAGATTCTGCGGTTATTAATTTGGCAAATGCCGCCCACCTTGTAACTGAAGTATGGTGGGACAGCGATGCTGTTATGGGTAAGGTGCAAATTTTGAATACTCCATCCGGGCAAATTCTTCGCTCTCTTGTAGAAAGCGGAGTTAAGCTTGGCATATCTTCCAGAGGCATGGGTTCTGTTCATGAATCAAATGGACAAACAATTGTTGAAGATGACTTTCAATTAATTTGTTTTGATTTTGTCTCTGAACCCTCTACAACGGGTGCCTTCATGGTGAAAGAAAACAAACAATCAAACATTATCACAAAGGCAGATAGAATCAACAGAGCACTTAATGATGTTTTGAGGGATAAATGAAAAAATCAGAGTTGAAGCAGGTTCTTAGACCGCTTATAAAAGAATGTATTAAAGAAGTGATATTTGAAGAAGGCATTTTGTCTAATATTGTATCCGAGGTGGCTCAAGGGCTTGGAGGTGGTACAATTGTTGAATCAAAGCAGCACGTTATATCTTCTGAGCAGCAAGATGAACAAAGGCAGCAAGAAGAAGAAGTGGCACGCCAAAAAATACAGGAAACAAGAAAGAAAATGTTGAATGCTATTGGAGCCGATTCTTACAACGGGGTAGACCTCTTTGAAGGCACGTCCCCCGCACTACAGGAATCAGACCAAACTGCTGCACTTTCAGGAATCGATCCTTCAGATGCCGGTGCTGACATTAGTAAACTTTTTGGAGGGACCAATAAAAACTGGTCACATATGTTTAAATGAGTAAAGTAGTTAATATTTCTGTCAAGCCCTTACGCAAAGACCGACCAGAGAAAATGATTCGGAGATTTACTCGTAAAGTAAAAAAAGCCGGAATTCTTGACGAGGTTAAAAGAAGAAGGTATTATAAAAAGCCATCCGAAGTTAGAAGAGAAAAAAATATTCGTAGAAAACGAGAAACAGCAAAATTAGAGAGAAAAAAGAAGTAATTAGATACTAATTATTAGGTACTAATTATAAGGAAAAAGTGAGAGTTTAATAACAATGGGCGCAGATTCTGGACCTAACCAATACAAATCATTCGGACGAACTCGTTCAATTGTTAACCTAGCGAGCAATGGCGATGCTGGCGTGCTTGCGTATACTTTTACAGCCACAACTTCCGCCCCCGAGACAGCGGCCGATGGTTATGCAAATTACGGTCAAAACAAGAACTTGCATGTTGTACTTATGAACAACAATGCTGGCACATGCAAATTTACATTTTATTTATACCACTCTTTTGCAAATCAATGGGGTAACCTACACACTATAGATCCAGATGCAGGCACTGATACTATTATCGAAGTAACAGTAGCTGCCAACCTAGACCAGTACTATATAATCCCAATTGAGGGTGCCGAAAGAGTTGCTGTTAGATGTACCACCTATGCTGGAGGTAACAGCGTCACCTGTTATCTGGGCGTGAACTCCATATAACGAGGAATAGCTTAATGAATAAATTTAGCAAGGTGGCTCTTAATACCATGTACAACCTATTTATAGTAAACAATTATAATTATAGGAGCGTTGTTTAATGGGTTCAGATCCTTTTAGTCATTATAAAGTAGGAGTTAATAACGTTGGCTCTTATCAGGTTGCGGGAATTCCGTGGATTACTGGCTCCAGTGCTCTGGGAAAGGGGCACGAAGTTCGGTTTGAATTTCCTAAAATTACAAAAAATATTACTGTAATTAATCAAAGCACTCATGATATACGTGTACATTTCAACACAACTGCCTCTACCAATGTGGTAAACGGTTTACATTATGTGCTTTTTAATTCCAAAGAAGACTCATATACTTTCAATGTTAAAGCAGACTCTATTTATGTTTCTTGTGTAGACGATAGCGTACATGGTTCTGCTTCGTTTACTATTGTTGCCGAATTAACACAAATTCCCGTGCCAAGAGAATGGGCTGGAACTATGACTGGCTCAGGCTTAACCACGCTTGATGGATCTTAACGAGGGTTTTTAATGGGTTTTCAAGGAAGCAAATTTGAACCAGGAATGGTTCCCGAAAGTGGAACACTAGCAGGGGCAGGCAGTTATGTTGCGTTAAATTCTGATGACGAATTTATTTTAACAAGTTTCTTTTCTGGCTCGGGCGGCGGTGGTGAGGGTGCCGTTACAGCCCTTAATAATAAAGCACAAAGCCGCCTTGTTACGATTGGCTCAACAACAACCGAATTAGATGGCGAAGCTAACTTAACTTATGATGGCTCAACCTTTTCTATCGATGACGCTGCTGTGTTTAATGATAGTGGAGCAGACAAGGATTTCAGAGTTGAATCCGATGACGAAACACACATGTTTTTTGTTGACGCTGGAAACAACCGCGTAAGCATTGGCGATTCAGACGATGCTCCTGCTGCAACTTTAGAGGTTACAAACCACGCATCTGCTGGCGCAACCGGTGTTGCCCTTGTGCAGCTTAATAGTAACGATCTTGATAAAGTTGCACTTGATATCAATGCTGCAAATACAACTGCCAACGCTGTTGATATCGCTGCTGATGTAACAACTGCCGCAGCAGTCGCAGTCACCGCTAATGATCTAACAACAGGTGCTGGATTAAGCGTAACAAGTACAAGCACAGATACAGGCACCGGCAACTCTGTGCTGGCTCAGTTCAAATCTACTGGCGACCGTGGGCATGATTCAAATCTTCATGCCGGGGTGTATATTGATTTCGACTCCACAGCCGGTACCGCTGCTAAGGCTTTATGGATTGACTCTGAACAAACAACAGGAAAAGTAATTGATGTAGACGCCGATCAGATAACAACAGGGGTCGCATTAGAGATTTCCACCGACGCAAGAACAACCGGCACAGCGTTAAACATCTCAGACTCTGCAACTGGAGACAGTGCAGGAAGCTTGGTCAAGATCGCCCAGACAGGCAACAGAGCAGGCTCTGCCGCAAGCATCGGTTTAGATATCGATTTTGACACAGCAGCAAACGCAAACGCAAGAGCGCTCCGAATTGATTCAGAGCAGACAACTGGTGTAGTTGCTGAAATTAATGGCGATGCATTAACCACTGGAACAGCAATAGATATTTCTACTGATGCGAGAACAACCGGAACAGCGCTTAATATTTCAGATTCCGCAACCAATGATAATGCTGGTAGTTTGGTCAAGATTGCACAGACAGGCAACAGAGCAGGCTCTGCCGCTAGTATTGGCTTAGAAATCGACTTTGATACAGCGGCAAACGCAGCCGCCAGAGCGCTCAAAATCGACTCAGAACAAACAACTGGTATCATTGCTGAAATTAACGGTGATGCTTTAACAAGTGGAACAGCATTGGATATTTCTGCTGATGCTCTAACAACTGGAAACGTAATTAGCATTGGTGTCGATGACTGCCTGCTTTCAGGAAAAATAATTGCCATCGATCACAATGACGCTGCCACCGACCCAGGCGCTTCGACAGTCGGTATCTTATATGATTTCGATAAAGATGGTACCGTCGCTGCTTCAGTCAGTTCAGGTCATACTGCACTAGAAATCAACATGGCAGACGCTGCCACCAACGATTCAAACTCCGCAGTAACGATGAAGGGTCTTGATATTGATGTCGATTCTGCAAGCAACTCGGGTAATAACACCAATATTGGTGTGGACATAAAAGCCACTGACGCAACAAATAACTATGGCATTGTCATTATTACAGACGACGACTCTGCAACGAGTGCTGACATTGTGATGAAGTCCGATGCGAATAATAACGATATGGCTATTCTAGCTGTCGGTGGCGAGGGTGCACTAACTATAAAAACCATCGATGCTGATACAGCCGCTGCCAACTTGACACTTACTATCGATGGTGACATTACAGCCACCGCTGCCGGTGGCGATATTACAATGACAACTGCCACAGCCACAGCCGCCGGATCTGGCGTTAGCGATGCCACTTCTCAAACTATGTATGTAGAGAAGAAAAACGGCGTAATTAAAACCACAATTTTAATTGATATCGCAGGTCTTAGTTCGGCGGACACTGTTGGCAAGGTCATTGGCGACACCACGGATGCCAATGCTTATCTTACAAAACTTACATATGCAATAAACGGAATAGTCTATGAAGCTCGAATGGGCTGTATGGAAACTCCTAACAGTGCGGGCACCCACACAAAAAATATCGATTTACGAGCAAGCACTACTAATCGCGCCGGAGCCGCAGACGGTAGCGGTGACCCTCTGTGGCTTGATTGTGGTAGCGTAGATTGGTCCATCGGTGCGAAACGAACCCCTCCACCAGAGGATGTTCTCGCAGCGCTGGGATCCGCCGATGATCTTTATCTATACCTCAGTGCCGGTACTACCGTCAGCAGCGCAACAGCCGCATATAATGCTGGACAGTTTATTATCGAACTGTGGGGTGCCCCCACCCTATAGGTTCGAGCAGCACTACAAATCTTAAATAAGAGAGCCCTTATTGCCATTTGCTATCTATTTATATTGACGAATAATATATATTATAGGAGCTTTAAGTAATGGGCGAATTTGGATGGGCTTATATAAAAGGCGCACTAACCGCAAGTGGACCTACCGGATCTTTACAATTTAGAGACGACAACGATGGGGGCACTAATAATGGTGTTTTAACCGGCAGCGCTAGATTAATATTCAATACTGCATCGAACTCCCTTCTGGTTACGGGAAGCGTTATCATTAATGGCGATTTAATTGTCAGTGGCTCAAGTTTTTCGATCTCCTCAAGTAACCTTGTTATACACGATCCAATAATCGGTCTTGGATTCGGAACGTCAAGTGCTATGACAGGTGCTGCTGGTGACCGTGGGTTTATTTTTGGTCTTCCAACCGATAACAACCAAGCGCTGCTCTGGGATCAAACCTCCGCAAGTTTTATTGTTGGAAAAGTTGGCGCACCTGGACCAGAGAGAGGAGCTTACGATATTGCCGAAGGCAATTATAGTACTCTAAAAGTAGGAAACCTAAGAGCATCCGGCAGCACCGGACAAGTTTTTGCTTATAAAATATTGACAAGCGGAGACGTTAATGCTTCTGGAAACGTTAATGTTGGTGGAAACTATTCCGGCTCCAAGGGCTTGTTCACTAGTCAACTCAATGTCGCCGGTCCCTTCCGTGTTACGGGAAGCTTCTCGGGATCTAGTACCGGCTATCTTGGCGCACTTGATGTTGCAGGCAATATTGGCACTTCCGGCTCCGTAACAGTTAAGTCTGTACTTTCAGGCACTAATGCCATCTTCGGCGGGGGCGGTGGCGTTAACGTCGCTGGACCGCTTCGTGTTACAGGAAGTATTTCTGGGTCCAATAGAATTTTTGGATACGGGATAGAAACAAGTGGGCAATTAGGAGTTTCAGGTTCGTCCGTGCTCAAGTCCACCTTATCAGGGACTAATGCCATCTTTGGCGGCGGGGGCGGCGTTAACGTCGCTGGTCCCTTCCGTGTTACAGGAAGCTTCTCGGGATCTAAAGGCATATTTAATCACCAGCTTGATGTCGCAGGCAATCTCGGGGTTTCTGGCTCAACAACCTTTAAAGGAGATTTCTCTGGGTCTAAAGGTATCTTCAGCAACCAACTTAACGTCGCTGATAATTTAAGAGTTTCGGGAAGCTTCTCGGGCTCCAAAGGCATCTTTAATCACCAGCTTAACGTCGCCGGTCCCTTCCGTGTTACGGGAAGCTTCTCGGGATCTAGTACCGGCTATCTTGGTGCGCTTGATGTTGCAGGCAATATTGGCGCTTCCGGCTCTGCAACAGTTAAATCTTTTCTTTCGGGCACTAATGCAATCTTTGCCAAGGGTGTTGACATTGCAGGAAATCTTAATGTTTCAGGCGCGGCAGTATTCAATGATGGTGGCGGCGATAACGACTTTCGAATTGAATCCGATGACGAAACCCATATGATTTTTGTTGAGGGGTCATCCAATAGAGTAAGCATCGGTGATTCCGTAGACTCTCCCGCAGCCACCTTAGAAATCACAAACAATGCATCTGCTGGAGCGTATAACGTTCCTCTTGTGCAGCTTAATAATAATGATGTTGATCAACACGCCTTACTCATCGAGGCCGCAAACACAACTGTTCAAGTAGCTCAGATTAAAGCATCAAATACTACAAGCAATGTAATAGAGGTAACAGGAAGTGCTCTCACAACAGGCGGATTACTTCACTTACAATCAGACTCTTCTGATGCCGGTAACAGAACTCTTTTTACTGTCCACAATGACAACACAGCAGCGGTTGGCGTTCAGATGGTTCATTTCAAGAATGACGCCGTTGGGGGTGCTGGGGATCCGATACTCCTGGTCGAGTCAACAGCAGCAGAGACAGAAGCGATTGTTGAGATAAGAAACTCGAACACCGCGACGGACAAGCCACCGATACTCAAGCTCAATCGCGCATCGTGGGCTGATGCTGACGATATGGGTATCGGCACCATCATATTCCAGGGTGTGCACGACGCCGCAAGCTGGCCGGATAATATCGAATACGCAACCATTGTAGGATCTGCTTCCGACACAGCCGAGGATGACGAGGGAGGTAAGATTGTATTCAACGTGTTTGCTGGAGGACAAGCAGGCACCGCTGCATCAACAAATCTCTTGTCGATAGGTGGCGAGGTCAAAGACGGTGCCGTATGTGAAGTAGTTGTTAATGATGCTGGAATTGACTGTGATTTCCGCATCGAGGGAGATAGTGAAACCCACCTCATTTTCGCAGAAGCGGCGAACGACCGTGTTAGTATCGGTGCCTCCGTTGATAGTCCCGCCGCAACGTTGGAAGTTACTAATGCTAGTGATGGTGGTGTCCCTCTTATACAACTTAATAGCAACGATACTGATAAGACAGCGTTAGATATTAATGCTGCAAATATTGATGCTTCTGTTGTTGATATTACTGCCAATGCTGTAACAACTGCTGCTGCATTAAATATCGACGCTAATGCTCTAACAACAGGAGCCGGGTTGGTTGTGGCAAGTACAAGCACTCAGACCGGTTCCGCTTCTGCTTTGGTTGCGATTAAATCCAATGGCGACCGAGGGCATGCCTCAAACCGTCACTCAGGATTGTTTATTGATTATGACTCAACAGCGGGAGCCGCTGCTGCTGCTTTATATATCGACTCCGAACAAACAACGGGTATTGTAGTCGATGTCGACGCGACAGAAGTAACAACAGGAACGGGTCACAGGCTTAGTCTTGGCAATGTTACCACTGGAGCCGGATTAGTAATCGATCACAACGATTCTCAAACTGGAGACGAAGTAAATCCAACAACTTTGCATATTGATTATGATAAAAGCGGAGTAGCTGCCGATGAAGCCGAACAGCGCCCCACTGCGGTAAAGATTGATATGAGTGATGCTGCTACCAACCACGCAGGTAGTGAGGTAACAATGACAGGCTTGGATGTTAACGTGGACTCTGCCAACACCCAAGGCACTACAATCAATACTGGTATAGATATTAGTGTCACTGATGCAGCCTCCAACTATGGGCTCGTTATCGCCGCAGAAGATGGCGCAGGGAGCGATATTCAAATAAAATCCACCGCTGACGGCGGCGATTACTGTACAATTGCAACTATAGCAGACGGAGAAACAACTATCACCACTAGTGAAGCCGGTGGTGGAGCGACTGCTCATTTTAATCATGTGATTGATGGAAATATCTCGTCTTCAGCAAATAACGGGGCAGGAACCTACAAGGTCCAAGCCACGACATTTGACATTGATGCTGGCTCGTTTGGAGTGAATGTTGGAGGCGGGACAGTAGCTACATCAAGTCTTGGTGTAAATGCTCATTTTAACCCAACTACATTAAAATCGGCAACAGGAGGTGGAGAAGTCGTGACATTTGGAGCAGAGGATGGTTCCGATACTCTCGCCGCAGGTAAACTAATGTGCTTGCAAGATGATGGAGTTTGGAACTATGCAGACGCAGATGAATTACTCAGCAGCAGTGCCCTGCTCGGAGTAGCGCTTGGAACTTCTATAACTGATGGTATCCTTGTACGAGGCTACTTCCATTTTGCTTCTGTACAAGGAAGTTTTAAAGCTGGTCAACCATGTTATGTGTCAGAAAATGCTGGCTCCGTTGATTTCGTTGCCCCAAATTCCTCTGGTGATACTGTACGAGTAGTCGGCTATGGAACTAGTGTGACTAATGTTATATATTTCTGTCCAGATAATACCTGGATTGAACTATAATGGCCAACATACTTAAAGTAAATGGCGTTGAAGGCTGCGATGCAGTCAAAGTAGGCGAGACTGAAATCAGTAATATTCTTACCTGTGCAGGTAAAGATTACACAACCTGTGCAGCTACAAGATGGATGGCAGGCGCGAACACTGGCAGGGTATTTTCCACAACCGCTTCAAATGGACTCAATGGATGGGGTGATGGTCTTGGCACAAACGGATCTCTTCTAGATCTCGGAAATGGAGATGTTGAGACTGTTGCCTATGGCAGAAGTAGCGACGATGCCCTCGATCCCGACCGTTGGATAGTTGGTCTTAATCTCAAGAGCGGACCCTTTGGTGCAATAGTTTATATTAATTCTGGTTCTGGAATTGATGGTGCTGGTAGACCATATTATACAACATCTAGTAATTGGACTTCAGGATCCGCTCCTGAGATGGTGGCTGGATTTCAGGGTGTACAGGGTATTGGTTATGGAAATGATATTTGGATGGGTGCCGGTCAAGACGAAAATGTTAGTGGCGACTATCGAACGTTTTACAGATCGAGTAACTATGGAGTCTTTTGGACTCGGTTAATAGAAAGCAATGATGAAGCGGATGAAGCAATGGCGGTGTGTTATAAGGGTACTGGCGATACATGGCTGGCAGCACATGGTAAATCTATCTGGAGATCCACTGACAATGGAGCTAATTGGACAAGAGTATTGACTGGTGGTACGGCGACTTGGACTTCTATCGCCTACGACGGTGCGGGTCGATGGATGATTGTGGGAAACAGCGGTGATGCTCTTTACACCGACGATGATGGAGACAACTTTGTAGATCAAAGTTCAAAGACCGGAACGTCTTTGCACCTTATGCAAGTAGTGTATATGAAAGGGAGTGTAAATAGGTGGATTGCGGTCGGACAAAACGGAGTAGGCAAAAGCCAAACCAATGCAGCTATTGATGAAGGTGATGACAATTGGACCAATATGTCACCTCCCGATTCCACCAGTATGAACGCAATTGCAACAGATCACAAGACAGCCGTCGCCGTGGGGCAGAGCGGTAGAATCTGGGCTACTACTAATGGTACATCTTGGACAGCAGCCGTCCGCGCTGACAATGTTGGCACCAACGCCTTAAAATCTATTGCATGCGATATTATAGGGTCAGGAATCTACAAATAGGACGATGCAGGAATAACCATAAAATCTGGCATTTAACTTTTTAGAACACTATTTATTTGTGATTAAGTATCTTTAATGGAGTTTATTTATATGTCTACTTTGCTTGAGCAAGCGATAGTTGATGCCGAGGCACTAAAAGAAGCCGCTATGAAAAACGCAGAAGCATCTATTATTGAAAAATATTCCTCTGAGGTTAAAGCCGCAGTTGCATCTTTAATTGAACAAGGGGGCGAAGATCTCCTTGGCGATCTTGAAGAAGCCCCAGAGGATGAAAGTCCAGTAATGGACGAGGTTCCTTTTGCAGTTGAAGAAGGCGACGATCCAATTATGGTTCGACTTGATCTCGAAGCATTAGAACGTGCGCTCCAAGAAGAAGGTTCCACCGATGCTGAAGAAACACACGAAGAACTTGCCGAAGATCTTGAAGACGATATTCAAGAAGAAGATATTGAGCTTGATGAGATGATTCTTAATGCCATAGCAGAAGAATTAAAAGTTGACGTAGGAATTCCAGATCAAGGACTTGGTGGACGCACAACTCCAACTGATAGAAATTTAGAAGGGCAAAAAGTACAACTTGCTGCCCTTAAGGATGATGAACTTGCAGAAGAACATGCTGCTCTAGAAAAAGCTAGAGAAGAAGCTGGTATGTACATGGAGCAAGTGGAAACCCTTAGAACTCAAAAATCAAAATTAGAAAAAACAGTTTTACATCTTAAGGAGCGATTGGAAGAAGTTAATCTTTCCAACGCTCGTTTACTTTATACAAATCGAGTATTAAATAGCACCTCCTTGAATGAGCGACAAAAAATTAAAATTGTCGAGTCTATTTCAAACGCAGATTCTGTAGAAGAGGCGAAGGTCATTTACGAAACCCTTCAAAGCGCCGTGGGAGATGCTAGAAATAGTCAATCTCCACAATCACTACGCGAAGCAGTAGAGAAACCATCGCCAACGCTTCCCCGAAGCATTGCAAGAAGGGAGGCACTTAGTGTTCAAAATCCGCATTTTGATCGGATGAGAGCACTAGCAGGCATTAAAGGAGGTAATAAATAATGTCCGTATTAAAAAAACTAACTGAAGGCATTGTCGATAGAGATCTTTCAAAGGAAGGTGCTGCACTTTTATCAAAGTGGGAACGCACTGGACTTTTGGAAGGTTTAGACAATGACCGTACTAAGCAAAGTATGGCTCGTCTTCTAGAGAACCAAGCTAAGGAACTTCTTCGTGAAACTTCCGCTATGGCTGGTGGTGATGTAGAAGGTTTTGCCGCTGTTGCTTTCCCCATTGTTCGTCGTGTATTCGGCGGCTTGGTTGCTAACGATCTTGTTAGCGTTCAGCCCATGAGCTTGCCCTCTGGTCTGATTTTCTTCCTTGACTTTACTGTTTCTGATGAAACTGGTGCTCGGGGTGGATATGAGTCTGGTGATTCCATTTATGGTGGTGGCAAGGTCGCTGCTGAGATTACTGGTGGTGTTTCGCTTTCCGGTGATGAGGCAGAAGATAGCTTCTACAACTTAAATAATGGCTATTCTTCACCAACTGGTTCCGCTGCGGTAACCATTCAAGGTGTTGCTTCCGGCACATTCGGTGGTAGTGGATATAAGACTACCCAATGGAATGCACAAACCAATGTAAACGTGCTTGGTTCAATTATGTCTGGTGCGCTGGGAGATCAGCTTTGCCGATTCGATCCAGAATTTACTTCTGGTACAACCAATGTTATGATCGGTAGAGTTGCAATTGCAAGTCTCTCTCAGATCAATAAGAGGAATTGGGTTACTGTCAGTGCATCTCTTGGTTTGGGCTCAGGTGTTCAACTGAATCGTAGATTGACTCAGCTTTCTGGATCTGCTGCGAATAAGGGTATTTGGAAGCCCGGTGATGCAGAAACTCATCTTTTGATGTTCTGGTCTTCGGACTCACAAACTATTGCACAGTTGTCGGCTTCAATTCAACCGTTGACCTACCTCTCTCCCGAAACCTCTTGGTCCATCGATGATGATTTCGTCGCTGGTGGAGCAAAGGGTTCAGTGATTGGGGATCCCCTTTGGGGTCTTGAGCAGGCAGCAGCTAGCGCTAGCGAGGCCAACGGACGAGATGTCATCCCTGAGATTGATATCAAGGTTGACTCTGTGAGCATTACTGCTATGACCAAGAAGCTGAAAGCCAAGTGGACACCGGAGTTAGGACAAGATCTTAACGCCTATCACAACTTGGATGCAGAAGTAGAGCTTACTAGCATTCTCTCTGAGCAAATTGCTCTTGAGATTGACCGGGAGATCCTCGCGGACCTCGTGAATGGTCAAACTGCCGGTAAGTACTATTGGTCCAGGGCACCCGGTAGGTTTGTGAGACGAACCGGTACCGGCGCTGGTGAAGAAGTTGGTGTAACTACGGCTACACCTGACTTTACCGGTACTGTGTCTGAATGGTATGAAACTCTTGTTGAAACAATCAATGATGTTTCTGCACAAATTCATCGCAAGACCTTAAGAGGTGGCGCTAACTTCATCGTCGTTGGACCTGAAGTAGCAAACATTCTTGAGTTCACTGCGGGATTCCGTGCAAATGTCACTGGTGATGTTGACAAGGGTACTGTTGGCGCAGTCAAGACTGGAGCGCTTTCTAAGAAGTGGGATGTCTATGTAGACCCCTACTTCCCTCGAAACCTCGTTCTCGTCGGTCGCAAGGGTGGCTCTTTCTTGGAAAGTGGCTACGTGTATGCCCCATATGTGCCATTACAGGTCACGCCCACTATCTTCGGAACCGAAGACTTCGTACCCCGCAAGGGAGTTATGACGCGCTACGGCAAGAAGATGGTTCGTCCTGACATGTATGGACTAGTCGTCGTACTTGACCTCGTATAAGCGAGCAAAAAAGCGATAATATAAAAGATTGCCCTCGTCATGCAAATGGCGGGGGTTTTCTTTTAGTGCTCAACTATTTACAGTGAGGAGGCTTATACCCAATGGCGATACCCACCCTTACTCCAAAAAGCACAGTTAGTGCAATCGTACTTCCTGCCACGGGCTCAGCCCTATATGTGGCAGATCAGTGTCCGTTTGGGATGTTTACCGGTTCTACAGAGTTTTTATCTGGAGCCGCAGAACAGGTTGCATATACATATAAAAAGCTTGGTGGAGATGTTTTAGATCTTGAAATTACAACCGGAAGTGTTTATGCTTCCTACGAAGAGGCAGTATTAGAATATTCTTATATTGTCAACATGCATCAGGCAAAAAATATATTATCAGATGTTTTGGGAATGACAACTGGTACTTTCAATAGTGACGGGGAACTGCTTGCAGGCACATTGTCTTCTAGTCTTAGCGGCACACACGTTGCTCTTAAGTATCCACAGTTTACATTTTCATACGCACAAAGGGTAGCAGATGCCTTTTCAACCGAGGCACGCGCAGGAGGTACCACGAGAATATATTCCGCATCCTTCAGCACCACTGGAAGTGTACAGGATTATGATTTACAGCAGATTCTCCATAGCTCTAGTGTTAATAATTTAGATGCAGCCACAGGCGAACCAGTCCCTTATGCCGGGTTTGTAAGTGGAAGCAGAATAATAGTGGAAAAAGTTTATTATAAAACTCCTTCATCAATGTGGAGATTTTTTGGATATTATGGCGGACTAAATACCGTGGGTAACCTAGCAAACTATGGACAATATGCAGACGATTCAACATTTCAACTAGTCCCAGTTTGGCAAAATAAGGCGCAGGCAATGGCGTTTGAAGACTCGATTTATTCGAGAAATTCCCACTGGTCCTTCGAACTAAATAATAATATGTTAAGAATATTTCCTACACCAGTTCAAGGAGGGGCTTCACCGAACTATTTCTGGTTTAATTTTCGGATAGTTGAAGATGCCTGGACAGCCTCCTCGGGCTCTATGGTAGATGGAATTAATAATATGAATACAATTCCATTTGCAAATATTCCTTACCAAAATATTAATTCTATTGGTAAGCAGTGGATTCGCCGCTTTTCGCTTTCTTTATCAAAAGAGACTCTGGGTCAAGTACGATCCAAATTTGCCACAGTCCCCATTCCAGGCGAATCTGTTACGCTTAATGGTCCTGCTCTGATCTCGGAGGCACGAGAAGACCAAGACAAGCTCAGAACAGAGTTAAAAGAAACGCTTGATCAATTAACATATCAAGCCTTGATGGAGAAGGATTCAGCTATTGCGGAATCAGCCAACACAATTAACCAAAATGTACCAGCAGGCGTGTATGTTGGGTAGGGGGGTATTTTAAATGGCTGATGACAAATGGTCCCAACCTTCGCAAGCACCTCCACCACTATTTGTAGGCGAAAAAGAACGTAATCTTGTTAAGCAGGTCAATGATGAACTTATTGAACGAGTTATCGGACAACAAGTTGTTTATTATCCCATTGATCAAACTATTACAAATTATAATGATCTTTATGGAGAGGCGATTGAGAAATCATTTCTACCACCAATACGAGTATACGCACTAGTCGATTACCAAAGTACTGAAACGAAAGCCGATGAATCGGTTGGTATTGATAAGTCTAATACAATTACTATTTATTTTCACAAAAGAAGGTTGACAGACGATCAAGACTTGTATGTGCGGGAGGGCGACTTTGTTTTATACGGAGACTATTTTTACGAAATAACAAGCGTATCCTGGGCACGGCAATTGTTTGGACAGATAGATCATAAATTCGAAATTGTAGCAACATGTTACTATTCAAGAGAGGGACTGTTCGATGCCACCTGATAACCCAAGAAACCAAGACTTGGCACCTTTGCAAGAAATACCTTTTATGCCCTCGACAATCGAGACTATTGATCGTGCTTTGTTTGATTATATTGATGATGAGTTAAATATATCTTGCACGACGAACAAGGGTTTTAATAAATTACCTTTTATCTGGACAGGTGCAGAGCGGGCTTATCAAATTAAACACAATAAAGATTTAAGGGATTCTAATGGTTTTTTAATATATCCAATAATGACTCTTGAAAGAACAGCTATTTCAAAAGATGTGTCAAAGAGAGGTGCATTTTATGCTGCGATACCCAACAGACAAGATGCTAAAGGCGGTTTGATGACAGTCGCAAGAATGATTAAACAAGATAAAACAGCAAATTTTGCCAATGCCGATTCAAAAAGACTTATAAATAACAACATAGGAAACAAACAAAACAATTTCCCAAAACATAACTCCAAAGTCGTCTATGAAACGATCACTATGCCCATTCCAATGTATTTAGAAGTACAATACACTTTAACTATCCACGCAGAATATCAACAGCAAATAAACGAAGCTCTTACAGCGCTTATGACCACCTCAGTATATGGACCGGATTATTTTAATATTTCCAAAGATGGACACCATTTTGAAGCTTTCATTGAATCAGACTATGATTTAAATAATAATGCCGCTTCGCTGATGGAGGATACAAGAGGATATCAAACACAGGCATCTCTTAGGGTACGGGGATATATTATTGGTGGCGATAAAAACGAAGATCGCCCCAAGATTGTTAGACGAGAGAATGCGGTCGAAGTTAAGATCCCACGCGAACAGGTAATATTCGGAGACATTCCAGAAAATCTACATGTCAGCGGAAACGTGCCATTTTATCGAGAGTAGTTTTGACTTATTTGGGGCTTTCGCCTTTTGTTCAACTATTTATTAACGATAGCAAGAATATAAAATATTCATATTAATATTGTATTGAAGCAGTACAAGGAGACACTTCATAATGGCAGCTAAGTCTTTCAAGTTTATTTCACCCGGCATTTTTATTGATGAAATTGATAATTCAGAATTGCCAGCACTTCCAGAGGAAATGGGTCCAGTTATTATCGGACGCACAGAACGTGGTCCATCGATGCGACCCATCACGGTTAACGCCTTTTCGGAATTCGTTCAAATATTTGGAAACCCCATCCCAGGCGGACAGGGCGGCGATGTTTGGCGTGACGGAAACTACCTTGCTCCCACATATGCTGCATATGCTGCTCAAGCGTATTTGAAGAACAGTAACGCTGTTACAATGGTGCGTCTTGCTGGCGCTCAAAAAAGCGGACTTTCACACGGCTCTTCTGGAGAAGCAGGGTGGCAGACAGCCGCGAAATCAAACGCCGCTAGCGAAGCCACTAATGGCGGCGCTTATGGATTGTTTGTTTTCCCATCAGCGTCGGCTCCCACGGCGGCTGGACAAATAATGACAGGTGCCCTTGCCGCAGTCTGGTATTTAAACGAAGGTTCACTCACCATTTCGGGATCGGCAAGAAACTGCACTGGAGCAGGAGCGCTCGGCTCTTTCGTTACTGGTAGTGGTGTTATGATTAGATCTTTAAGTGCCAATACACGGGTTGCAGGAACCGCACAGTCTTCCTCCGCAGCGGTTGCTAATGAGTTTTATGCAATTATCAAAAACAACGACGGTAATATTGTAGAAGAAACCGCATTTAACTTTTCTCCCTCTTCCGCGAGATACATAAGAAAAGTTTTCAACACAAACCCAACTCTTGTAAACTCAGCAATTACCAGAACGGCACAACAAAAAACTTATTTCCTTGGTGGAAGTTTTGAAAGACACTTAGGTGTCTATGCTACCGGCTCTTCAGCGGGACAATCATGGGGCGTCGTTCTGGGTCTTGATAGTGGCTCCAGTGCCGCTGCTGCTGATTTCCGTATGGGATTCCAAGCGGCACAAACTCCCTGGATTATTTCACAAGATCTTCAGTCATCTTATACCAACTACGAAATAACGAACACTAGTCGTGTTAGGAAACTGTTCAAGTTCCACACGCTTGATGCCGGTGAAGATGAGATGAAGAAACTTAAGATCTCTATTACCGACATTAAGGTTGCAACCAATGATTTTGATCCTTACGGTTCATTCAGTGTCGAAATCAGAGATGCGCGTGATAATGACAATGCACCAGTTGTGCTAGAAAGATTTAATGCCTGTAACCTTAACCCTAACTCGAACAAATATGTTTCACGAGTTATCGGAGATCAATACCTTTCATGGGATGATACCGAAAGACGACATAGATTATACGGAAATTATCTTAATGCATCACAATATGTGCGCGTTGAAGTTAATAGTGACGTAGATGCTGGTGTAACGGATCCGGCACTTCTTCCCTTCGGTTCATATGGACCCATTCGGATGAAGTCGTGGACATTTCATAGTGGCGCGGCCGCCACATCGCCCGATGCCTCTGGTCAAAACGCCTGGGTACGTGGCGGAAGTAATATCACCCAACCAGTGAAGGGTGTTGATCAATTATTCATAAACATATCGGGCTCGCAAGTCGCGGCTGGGGACGGTGACAATTTCCCGATCCGTGACGAATGGTACACTCAGCTTAAAGCGGTATATCCCACTCTTCCATTGAGAGCAAGCGCTTCCGCTGGTGGCGTTCCTAATCCAAAGGATGCATATTTCGGAGCGGACTCCACACAGGCTTCCAACAACCGACATGATGATAGCTATGCCGATGTGCTACAGGTACTGCCATATTCTGGCGACTCCTTTACCACAGCCGCAGGCACTGAATTTTCATATCTATTTAGCCTTGATGACCTAAGCTCTTCTGCTGGAAATCTCGCCGGAACAGGTGTTGCGGTTTGGGTTTCTGGTTCCCGCGCAGCCGGAACATCTTACACGGCTCTAAGTGGTACGTATAAAGAGGTCTTAGATGAGGGATATAACAGATTTACTGTTCCACTCTATGGCGGGTTCAACGGTCTAGATATTAGAGACAAAGAACCTTTTAACAATACCGATCTCGCTGATGGAGCAGATTCAACAAATTATGGTTACTATTCCGTTAAGCGAGCAATTGATACGGTTGCTGACCCAGAGGTTGCAGAATATAACTTAATGGCTGCACCCGGTATCTGGAATGAAAGCCTTACTGCCCATATGATTGAGGTATGTGAAGCTCGGGGCGATGCGCTCGCAGTCATCGATCCTAAGACCGGCTTCTATGCCGAGACAGAAAACACAAACTCAGTGAGTTCTAACCTAGGATCTGTCGCAACAGCCGTCACAAACATGAGAAATAGAAAGATTAATTCAAGTTATGGATGTGCTTACTACCCATGGGTCCAGATTAGAGACAATATTAGTAACAGCATTCTGTGGGCACCCCCCAGTATTGTAGCGCTTGGTACATTCTCTAGCGCACAAAAGAGGAGCGAGCTTTGGTTTGCCCCCGCTGGCTTTACGAGGGGAGGTTTGACCGAAGGCTCTGCTGGATTACCAGTATTACAGACCCGCGAAAGACTAACCTCCAAGAACCGTGATGATCTCTATGAAGCAAACATTAATCCAATTGCTACATTCCCAGCAGAGGGTATTGTAATCTTTGGTCAAAAGACACTTCAGGTAACGCCTTCGGCATTAGACAGAATTAATGTGCGTCGTTTGATGATTTTTGTCAAGAAAGAGATTTCAAGAATGGCAGCTACGCTTCTATTCGATCAAAACGTGCAATCAACTTGGGATCGGTTCTTAAACAAGGTTAACCCCTTCTTAAGAAGTGTGCAGGCGAGACTTGGACTTACAGACTTTAGAGTTATTTTGGATGAAACCACAACAACTCCAGAGCTAATTGATAGAAACATTATGTACGCTAAGATTCTATTAAAACCCGCACGAGCAATTGAGTTTATTGCACTCGATTTTGTTATCACAAATACAGGTGCTAGCTTTGAAGATTAAGAATAAAAGAACTATATATTATAGAAACAGGAGAAACAAATAATGGCACAAAATTTCTGGTCATCAAAGGACTTAGAGCCAAAACGCCAGTTTAGATTTATTGTAAGCTTACAGCCCGGTGGAACCGAGTTGAGATTTGCTTGTAAAACGGCAGATCGCCCAAGTTATACAGTTGGCGAACAAGAGCACCGATTCTTTAACCACACTTTTTATTATCCTGGTAGAATGAACTGGAATACAGTTGGGATGACCCTAGTTGACGCCATAACTCCAGGTTCAACCGAAGTTCTTTATGACTATTTATCTGATATCGGTATTCAGCAGCCCAGGGATTTTACTTCCGCGACATCGACAACGATTACGAAGCAGTCTGCTGTAAACTCGCTTGGCGATGTTAAGATCAGGGAACTTGGCACAAATGATAAGGGTGATACGGTCATTATAGGCGAATGGGCACTAGTTAATGCTTTTATAACCGAAGTAAACTTCGGTAGCCACTCATATGATGCAGATGAGATGGTTGAAATAAGCCTAACATTGCGATATGATTGGGCAGAATATGATGCAATACCGACAGGTAGAAAATTAGCATAATTTAATTTTAAAAATTATACTAATTACTGTATACTATAACATATACAGAGGTATAAATGGCTAGAAATAATCAAGCACGCACTGGTGTTGCGGAAGCACCAACCGATGCTGTTGAAAACGAAACTCCGGTGGAGCCCAAGGCACCACCCAAGCCGGGTGGTCTTGCATATGTCGCCCCCACAGAGTTTGTAGAGCTTCCGTCCGAGGGGCGCTATTACCCTCCGGGACACCCGCTATATAAGCAGGATACGGTTGAGATAAGATATATGACTGCCAAAGACGAAGATATTCTGACATCACAGACTCTTTTGCGTAAAGGCGTTGCGGTTGATCGAATGCTGGAAAATCTCTTGATTAACCAAGATATTGATGTTGATGATTTGCTTGCTGGCGACAAGAGCGCACTAATTCTTGCCGCTAGGATTTCTGGATATGGTTCGTCTTATCAAACTAGAGTCACATGTCCAGGGTGCAAAATAGCATCGGTTTATGATTTCGATCTTGACGCAACTTCTACAAGTCCAGGCACAGTTGTGACAGAAGGAGTTGAGGAAGTTGAGATATCCCCAAACGGCACTTTTTTGGTAACACTACCTACAACAGAATATCAAGTTGAGTTTCGACTCTTAACTGGAAAAGATGAAAAATACTTAACAGAAGCAGCCAATAAAAAATCAAAGATGAATTTACCAGATTCCAATTCTACAGAATTGTTAAAAAGGCTTATTATCTCAGTTAACGATGTTACCAATAGCAGAGAAGTAAGTGATTTTGTTGATAATATGCCAGCCCTCGATTCGCGTTTCCTTCGGGCTTGTGTTATTGGCGCAACTCCAAACGTTGACATGTCACAAGAATACTCTTGCTCTAACTGCGGCTATGAATCCGAAATGGAGGTGCCGCTTACAGCGGACTTTTTTTGGCCTGGGTAATGAATATATGGAGATGGTTTACGAGCATTTCTTTTATTTAAAAATGCACGGTAACTGGGGCTTTCAAGAGGCATATAATTTACCAATTGGGTTGCGTAATTGGTTTGTGAAAAGGCTATCGAAACATTTCGAAGAACAAAATCACGAAGTAGAAAAAGCAAAAAACAAGTCGAAAGTCCGCCGCTGAACTTATACTATGAGAAAATTGGGTTAACGCCCAATTTTCTTTTTTTATGGAACTAATTAAAGAAGCAGCAATATAAGGAAAACTTCTCATGAAAGATAATGGTGACTTAGTGCCAATTAAAATTGATTTAACAATTGGCAATGCAATTAACGAAAGTTACCTTGCTATGTTTGGTGGCGCAATTCAAACAATTCTAGGTGGAATGTTTGGTGCTCGAAGCCCCGCTCTTGTTCCCGTTAATGTTGTGGGATCGAGTTCACAAATTAAATCTTTTGAAAAAGCTCTCGCGGGTGAAGCCAAATACCTCAGAGCAATGAACAAATATGGTTTAAATGATCCAAAGGTTGTAAAGAACAAAGCAGCTTTAGATAAAGCAATAAAAAGCTTCGAAAAAGAAACCGGAATTATTTGGCCATTTAAATAGGATTTAATAAATTATGGCTCTGACCCCCGAAGAAATTGAAGCACTCGAACAACAGTTAGCTGACCTTCGCGCCGAAGTCTCCGCGCTCGGTGCTGAAGGCGCGGCACGGGCAGCAGAGCTAGATATTCTGGAAGATGCGCTGACTAGGGGCGGTGAAGCCGCTGCGGGCGTTGCCTCCGCAATGGCAAGAATGCGCCGCGAAATAGCGGAAACCTCCGACGCCTCCAGGACTCTTGCAAGAGGTACTGAGCGCTTAATTAGAACACTAACCGGTGTTGAAAGAGGTGCAGATGGAGCGGCCGCCGGTTTCGCCAGAATGATTTCCGAAGGTGAGGCTGTTGGAACCGCCTTTCACATAATGGGTAAAGAAATTGCAGAAACGCTGACACCGACGAACTTGGCGATTGCAGGTTTTAAAAAGTTTGTTGAAGCGTCAACTGTCTTAACTCTAAGTGTTGATAACGCTACTGCGGCGTTTGCCAAATCCACAGGAACCGGATTAAAATATAGGGATGTAATCAAATCGGTAGAGTATCAAAATCGTGATCTTGGTGTAACCGCAGATCAGGCAGCTACCGCAGTTGGTGCTCTTCAAGGCGGATTTTCTGAATTCTTAATGATGTCCGAGAAAGCACAAAAAGATTTAGCTGGTACCGTGGCTCAATTTGAAACATTCGGTGTCTCTGCGGATAATACAACTGGTTTTCTACAAGCCGTCACTAGAACAACTGGCAGGACAAGAACTGGTGCTCTAAAACTTCAAAAGTCTATAATGGGTACTGCAAAAGCCTTTGGGGATGATCTAAATAAGGTCATGCAGGAAGCCAGCACAATAATGCCCAAGCTTGCAATTCACGGACGAAATATGGAAAAAGTCTTTGATGACCTCTATTCTGCCTCCAAACGAACTGGCATGGGAATGCAAGATATTGTATCCCTGTCTGAGCAGTTTGACACGTTTGAGAGTGCTGCCGACGCAGCCGGAAACTTAAACGCTGTTCTTGCTTCAATGGGTGGCACGCCGCTTGTTGACACAATGGAAATTCTTGAAACTACAAATCCGGCTGAAAGAATGGAGCTATTCCGCAATGCTATTTCGCAATCCGTTGGTGATTTCGAAAGTCTTGATTATTGGTCACAAAAGGCTCTAGCTAGCACATTAGGAATGTCAAGTGAACAATTGCTTATGATGATGAACCAAGAGGAGCAGGTAGACGCGCTAGAGGCTGCTATGACAAAAGCCGGATTAAGACAAGACGAGATGGTAGAGCTACAGAAAGCAGGTCGAGATTTTGCAACGGAAGCGAAAATTTTAGCAATGTCGTTTGCAGTATCTCTCCAGGGTCCATTAAATCGACTCAAGGACACAATGGGTGCCATTAGCGGCTTCTTAAATTCTTTTAACGAAAGTTTTGGCTGGATGGCGGGGATTGCGAAAGTTGGTGGGATGTTGATCGCATCCTTAGTGGGGGGCACACTCATGACCCTCGTTGGTTCTCTAATGATGCGAGGTTCAAACCCTTTGATGCAAACCTATGCGTCGGACGTAACGACTCATACCCTCCTGACCCAACTCCTCGCTACGTCAACCACCGACGCTGCGACAGGAGCAGTAACAACCTCTGCCTCCGGTGTGGGTGCCTCCATCGGGAAGGGTACCGCACTCACCATAGCCATCGCAGCAGCGGTAATGGGGGTAACTAAACTTATAAGTGATATAGAACGAGACAAGGCAGCGGGGGAAGAAGAAAAAGCCAAGCACAGAGCGCAAATCGGAACCGCGCTAGCCGTTGTAGGGGGGATCGGCGGGGCGGGAG